TTATATGAAAATCTTACACCATCATCTACGTATGATGTTACTTTTCTATTCTTATTTCTGTCTATGAATTTTTTGAGATCAGGAATCTGATCAAACATATCATCATCTTCATTATAAACAATTAAATCAAATGGCCAATTATATGTGGATTGAAATCTATGAGCGTATTGTTTAAATAATGTATTGTTCCAACTAGTGATTGTTTGTATTTTCATAACCAACTTTTGCTATATAATAACTATCAACAATATCTGATATAGGATTACCTACTTTTTGTGTATCAAATACTTTCTTTAAGTCTGTGTTTGTTTCTTTAGAAAAGAATTCATACATCATATCTTTATCTGCATTACCTTTTCCAGTTGCACCTTTCTTTACTACACTAGGAACAACAGTGTCATAATTTATCATCATCTGTTGTAATCTATACTTTAGAATACCACAGTTCTCAGCAATTTGAAATATTGCTTGACCCTTTGATCCAAAAGAGTATCCTTCTATGAAAACTAATTGTTCAGTATGTATAGTATCTTCAATTAGTTCATATACCCAATCAGATATTTGACTAAATCGTCTAATAGGTGTGTCGTATTCTTTGTGTTCAAATCCAGTAATATTTGCTGACATTGCGCCAATATACTTTTTCTTATTGGTCAAGTAATAAAACTTACTGTTCTTAAATACGAAATCTGTTGTGATACAAATAGCAGGACTTGTTAAACTATAATCAATTCCAATTATCGTCTTCGGATTCGTTTGTCCAGATTGTTTCGTCTTCATCATTATTCTGTACTTCCTCTACTTCATGTCCACAAAATGGACAAGTTAATGGCTCAAGGTCTTGTACCTTAATATCCCATTGTATAGAGTATTTAGTCTCGCAACTAGAACAGGTCTTTTCTCGTTTTTCTATCATATTATAATTTAAATTTTTTAAATTGATCTTTTGTAACGTCTTGTTTTATTCCACCAATAACATAACTCTCTATTTCAGTTTCTTGTGGAGCATTCTGTGTACCTCTACTATTCAACCAATGATCTGTCCATGGTAATGGATTTGATTTGGTATCATAAGCAGGAGTTAACCCAATAGCTTTCATTCTTCTATTGGCTGTGTACTCTACAAATTGATGTAATAATTTTTCGGATAACCCTATCAAAGAACCTTTTGAAAATAGATAAGTTGCCCATCTTTTTTCTTCTCCTACTGCGTCATCATACATTTGGTATACTTCTTTTTCAGTATCTTTAATCACTTTGTCCATAACCTTATCTCTTTCAATGTCTCTATAATTGTTTATTATTCTTTGTGATACTGCTAAGTGTTGACTTTCGTCTCTTGCGATAAATGAAATAATCTTTGCTGATCCTTCTAACAATTTAAGTTCACCAAAAGCAAAACTACAAGCAAACGATACATAAAATCTTAAACCCTCTAGTATGTTTACTGTAATCAAAGCTTTCCATAATTTTTTCTTTAGTTCATACTCATCAACTTTACTCTTATCTAAATGCCATTTGTGACCTGCAAGTATTAGATCATCATAAAATTGTGTTACAGACTGTGCTCTCTTTTCAATCTTCTCATCTTTTATAATAGTATCAAATACATCACTAGGATTAGAATACAAGTTCTTTATGATGTATGTATAACTTCTACTATGGATTGTTTCCATAAAGTCCCAAGTTACAATACAGCCTTCTAGTTCTGGTAAAGAACAAAATGGTAAGAATGCTAAACATGGACCACGACCTTGAACACTATCCAACATTGTTTGATACTTTAAGTTAGAAGTGAATATATCTTTTTGTTCTGGTCTCAACTCTTGGTAATCGTTTCTATCTTTTTGTAAAGAAACTTCTTCTGGTCTCCAAAAGTAACCAAGTTGTTGTTGAGTTAATTTATCAAATATAGGATACTTCATAGTGTCATATCTTTGAACAGCCAAGTCGTCTCCAAAGAACATTGGTTGTTTTAAAAAATCGACATCTTTACTTTTGTTGAATACTGATCTAGCCATAGCGTTCTATTTATACTTTCTTAAATTGTACAAGAATCACAGTTCTCTGGATCCTCATCATTGTTGATTGATTCTTCTGGTACATTATCTGTGAAACCAATCGGGTGTGCTGGTTCGTCAATATCTTTCTTAGCGTCATATGTATTTTGATAGTAAGAAGTCTTCCAACCCAATCTATATGTCGTTAATAAGTCTTGTGCCATTACTGACAATGGTACTTGGTTTTCTTCAAAGTGATCTGGATTGTATGACCAGTTACCACTTATCGCTTGATCAAAATACTTTTGCATTACTGCTACTACATTGATATAACCTTCGTTTGATTTCATATCCCATAGTAAAGTATAGTTTGATTTTAGTTTTTTGTAATCTGGTACCACTTGTTTCAATGGACCTTTTTTACTTTTCTTAATACTTAAATAATCTCTAGGTGGTTCAATACCGTTAGTAGCATTTGATACCACACTAGAAGATTCTGATGGCATTTGAGCAGAGAGTGTGCTATGTCTTAATCCGTGCTCTTTAATTTCTTTCCTTAGAAACTCCCAATCATAAGTTAGATTTCTGGTCACGACCTCATCTACCTCTTTCTTGTAAGTGTCTATTGGTAAGATACCATCAGAATACTTTGTTCTATTAAAGAATTCACATTGACCTTTTTCTTTAGCCAATTCATTACTTGCCTTTAATAGATAATATTGAAATGCTTCTGTCAGTTTATCAACTTGACGCCAGCCTAATTTTTGTTCGTAAGAATAACCTTTCTTTGCTAGATAGTGAGCAAGACCAATGTAACCTATACCTAAACTTCTTCTAGCCTTTGTAGATATTTCTGCTGCTCTTACAGGATACTTTTGATGATCTATTATCTCGTCTAAACTTCTTACTGCTAGATCGCATAGTTCTTCTAGTTCGTCTCTCTTGTCAATCTTACCAACGTTGATAGCTGATAGAATACATAAAGCAATCTCTCCTTCGCCATCTATGTGTTGGATTGGATCAGTTGGAAGTGTGATCTCTTGGCATAAGTTTGACATTCTAATTATATCTTTAAATGATGAGTGCGAATTACAATGATCTATATTCATAATATAAATTCTACCTGTCTCTGCTCTCTCTTTTAGTATGTCAAAAAATAATTGTTGTGCGCTTATCTTCTTTCTCTTAACACTAATTTTTCTTTCTGCTTTTATATACAGATCGTCAAACTCTGGTGTTCCCCAAGCTTCATATAGTTCAGGCACTTCATGTGGTGAGAATAAAGTTATTTCTTCTTCGTTGATAAATCTTTCATAGAATAGTTTTGATAATTGTATAGAGTAATCTAATTTTCTAACTCTGTTATCTTCACTACCTTTGTTATTTTTTAATACGATTATATCTTCTATCTCTTGGTGCCAAACTGGGAAGTGAACAGTAGCAGAACCGCCTCTAACTCCGTTTTGAGTGCAGCACTTAACTGTTGCCTCAAACTTTTTAAGGAAAGGAATAACGCCGGTGTGTTGTACTTCACCTCCTCGTATCCTCGCATTGATACCTCGTATTCTACCAGCATTAATACCAATGCCCGCCCTTTGCGCAACGTACCTTCCAATAGCCATATCGCTAGAAAAGATACTAGGTAGAGTGTCATCAGTATCAACCAAGACACAACTAGCATACTGTTTGAGAGGTGTTCTAACACCTGCCATAACCGGAGTTGGAATATTAATTTTGAATTGTGAAATTGCGTCATAGTATTTTTTAACATAAGTCATTCTCTTTTCTTTTGGATAATCAGCAAACATAGTAGCACTAATCATCATGTACATAAATTGTGGTGTTTCAAATACTTCGCCATTACTTCTATCTTGTACTAGGTATTTGTCAATCACTTGTCTTAACCCAGCATATGTGAAAGTATAATCTCTTTCGTGGGTAATCCAGTTTTCCATTCTATCAAAATCTTTTCTTTGATACTTTTCTAATATAGCGTGATCATAAACTTTTATTTCTACAGCTTTAGTAACATGGTCAAACAAATGTGGGTGGTCCCAAAGTCTTCCAAAGCATTGTTTTCTTAAACTGTAAAGTAATAATCTTGCCGCAACATATTGATAGTTTGGATTATCTAATGAAATTAAATCTGCTGCTGATTTTATAAGGATTTGTTGGATATCATCAGTAGTAATGCCATCGGTAAATTGTAAACCAGATTTCATCTCAACCTGAGATGATGATACGCCAGTTATACCTTCGCATGCATAATCAACCATTTCATGTATCTTCTCAATGTTTAATGGTTCTTTGCCACGACTACCACGTTTCACTACGTTTATATTTTCCACTCGTATCCTCCTATATTTTTTTGAATTCGTTTAATTTAGTTAATGCTGAAAGTTTTGAATAAGTGTTTCTATTTAGAATATCACAAACTTCGGTCTTTGTCAACCCTGCTACTATCATATCGTTAATGTCTTTATGTCGCATATCTTCTGGCCACACGACCAAGTTGTAATCTTTCTCAACTACATCATACATACGTTTTACAATTTCTTTGTTTCTTGGTTCGTTGTCAAATATATATGTAACTTCTTCGTTCTTAATTTTGTTCTTTAGAATTAAATCAGCTCCAGCAGCAGCAAGACAGTTATCAACAAAAAGGCTATCAAGTGGGCCTTCTGTGATGAAGATAGGTCTTTGAAAATTAACTCTTTCAAGTCCGTAAACTTTTTGTTTGTTTTCATCTAGTTTTACCGTAAGATACTTTGGTTGTTCATTTCCAAAAGCACGACCTTGAAAAGCGAATAACTTTCCTGTCGTATCATAAAATGGTATTACTAACCTAGGGTGATCTTTTTCTCCATAGGTTTTTGGTTTTACTTTATTTACTAAGGCGCCAAACTTATCAGCGAAAAATAACTTATCAAAATGCTCATTAGGTAATTTTCTCTTTAAACAATATTGTCTCGCTGGGTGTTCATCATCTAATTGTTTTATACTTTTCAAGTCGTCAAGTATAGTTCTATCTTCAAACGCAGGTTTGAAATCAAACTGAGGCTTCGGTGTCGCTGGTGCCCCTTTCTTATATCTTTCTAATAGATATTCAGAATACATTTGTGGATCAACAAACTTGATAAAGTTAGATAAGTTTTGACCCATACCACAATTGTGGCACTTGAAGAACATATCGTTTTTTACACGATACAAATATGCTCTTGTTTTCATTTTTGATTTTTTCGAATCGCCACAATGTGGACACCTGAAGTTAAACAGATAATCATTCTTCTGTTTGAACCCGGGTAAACGACTCTTTAAATTAGAGATATATTTTAAATCTATATAACTTGACATAACACTCGAACATAATATCACACTTGATCGAAAATGTCAACCCTAATTTGAGGCCATCATATGCATTATTGGCATAAAGTTCTTTGATAAAATCCACCCTATGACAATCGCCCCACCTATGATAATCCATCTATATTTTTCTAATACACCAACTCTAGCGCCTATATCGTTCTTTAATGACTTAATTTCAATGAGTAATCTCTTTTCACTCAATTCCACATCTTTCTTTAACTCTCTATAAACATGAGATATTTCTGACGCTCTATCTTTTAATTTGTCGAATATAACTTCATCTACCTTTTCTTGTCTAGCAATCTTTTCTTGGTGAACAGCGAGCATAGATTTTATAGAGGTAGAAACATCTGTAAGTTTATCAATAGCAGCGTCTATTCTACCATTAATATTATTTACATTTTCGATATCTTTCCTTAAAGATTCTATGTCTATTTTTATCTCTGTTGTATCTGGCATATTTTTGTCTTCTATCTCTTACGAGACGGTTTATAGAGTTTACTTACCCATATGGGCCATATGCATAAATGCATCAATTGATATATTAACTCTATTATATTTATTTTTTTGTGAAAGTCAAGTCTATTACGAAGCTTGTTGATATCGTTTTATAGTATTTAGTCTTTTTAACTTCCAGAGTTTTATAAATGTTCTCTTTCTTCTTCGTTCTTTTTGTTTCTTTATTCTTAACCAATGTAAATTCAGTAAATATAATTTAAGTTTCTTCTTGTTTCTTATTATTTTCGTTAGTGTTCTTCTTAACTTCTTTTGTTGAAGTAG